CACTGGCCTCGATGTTCGGGAAATGGCGATGCATGTCCTCGCGCTGCCAGTCGACGAGGGTCTGCGGCATCTCCTGATGCAAACCCGCGATGTTCTTCTGCAGCTCGTCGAGCTGTTTCAGCGTCTCGTCGGCCTCGACCTCGATCGTGAACGGCATCAGACGTAGAAGCGCATGTACTTGTAGAGCAGCGCGTTGACGGTCTCGGCCGCCTGCCCCAACGGACCGATGCCGCTCAGCTTGGCCGCCGCCGCATTGATGTCGAAGAACTGCACGCGCGACTCGCGATGGCTGATCGAGCGGATGCCGCTCGTGAGCTGCCGCGAGACGAAGATGCGCGCCGCGCCAACCATGATCGCCAGCGCCTGCTTCAGGGCCGGCGGCGCTTCCTCCGGCAGATCGTAGCCGCCGGTATAGGTGATGCGGATCGGCTCGCTCCACGTCGTGAAGAACTGCAGCTTGCCGCTGCGGTTCTCCAGCTCATAGCCGGCATCGATCAATGTGCCGTCCGGCGCGCTGATCGATTCGATGTCGTCGTCGGCGACCGGATAGTGCGTCAGAAACACGCGACCGTTGTCGGTGTCGAACGGCTTGGTGTCGCCGCGCCATGTCTCCTCGACCGTCTCCTTGGCGAACACCCGATTGCACATGGTGGCGATCACGTCGGAATACTGCGTGATCCACATCGAGAGCTGCGCGTCCTCGGTAGGGTTCGAGACGGTGATGCCGAGCATCGTCTTCATCTCGGCGAGCGTCGCCAGATCGATGCTGTCGGCTTCCGTGATCACCTTGACCGTGATGTCAGCCATCGCTTTCCTCGTGATACTGTTCAAAGAAGCCGCGACACAGCACCGGCACTTCGCTGCCATCCGACATGACCAGCTTCAGCGTGTAGGTCTTGCGGTCGATCTCGCCGCGCACGATCGACGCGCCAGAGGAGCCGCGCGGGCCGGCTTCGCCGCGCTCGCCCTTCAGCCCCGGCTTGCCCTGCCGTCCCGCCGATGCGATCAGCTGCCAGCCATCGCCCGGACAAGCTCCCGGATCATCATGGCGCGCGATGAAGCTCGAACCGTTCAGCGCAACGATGTCGAGGTGCTGATAGGTCTCGTCGTCGCGATGCGTGCCCCTGATCTTCGGTGATATGGCATCGCGACCGGGCAGCGCCAGCGGCCTCCAGTCGGCATGCGGCGGCTTCTTGGAGGTGTCTTTGCGCGCCTGCCAAGTGCCGCCGTCGCAGGAGACGACGTCGCTCGAATAGAAAATCTCGTCTTCCATCCAAGCGCGGATCATCGGCAGCTCGCCAGCTTCGCCCTTCTCGCCGCGTTCGCCAGCCTCGCCTTTCTCTCCGGGCTCGCCCGGAGAGCCGTCTGCACCCTTCTCACCCTGCAGGCCCGGCTCTCCGCGCTCGCCTTGCGGACCTACCTGCCCCGGCTCGCCCTGCGCACCGGGTTCGCCCGTCGCGCCTTTTTCACCGGGCTCACCTTGATCGCCGCGAGTGCCCGGCTCGCCCGGCTCGCCTTGTGCGCCTTTTTCGCCTTCTTTGCCTTCTTCGCCATTGAGTCCTCTCTCTCCTTGTTCGCCCCGCTCACCGCGTTCGCCCGGCAGGCCGCGTTCGCCGGGCTGTCCCGGCTCACCTTGCGGTCCGGACTCACCCGGTTGCCCTGTTTCCCCCTGCTCACCGCGCTCGCCTTGGAGCCCGCGCTCGCCGATCTCGCCACGCTCACCCGGCGCGCCCTGCGGTCCTGACTCACCCGGTTGTCCCATCTCACCGCGTGGCCCGGCCTCTCCGGATTCGCCGCGCTCACCATTCAGACCCGCTTCGCCCTGCAGACCCTTCTCGCCGCGTTCACCCGCCGCGCCTTGCTCGCCTTGCAAGCCCTGAATGCCGGTTTTACCCTGCGGTCCTTCCTTGCCGTCGAGGCCTCGCCTACCGGGCTCGCCGCGTTCGCCACGCAACCCGTGCAGACCTTTTTCGCCGCGTGGTCCACGCAGCCCTACAGGCCCCACCAAGCCGCGTTCGCCCCGGCCGCCGTCGTTGCCCATCGGTCCGATGAAACCGCGCTCGCCGCGTTCGCCGCGCTCGCCGGCACACCCTTGATCGCCGATCAAGCCTTGCTCACCTTGTGGCCCGACCGGGCCATCCTTCAGCTCGGACAATCGGGCGGTGACGCGCTCGTTCATGTCCCGGACACGCTCGGTGAACTCGATCGTCATCCGTGCGGTTTGATCGTCGAACTCAGCCTGCATCCGCAGAATCGTGGCCTCCAGATTGGAGACGATCGCAGCCGACCGCGCGACCATCAGCTCGCGCTCGCGCTCCCAGTGCGCGCGCTGGGTGGCCAGCACCCCGACGAGTGCCTGCTGCCAGATGTCGAGCCGATCGTCAGCCTCGTCCGAATCGATCTGCGGCTCTAATGAGTTTTCGGACTTCACGGTCGATAGCATCGCGGTTGCCTTTTGCGGGCGGGAGTGGTGCGGGAGCTGCGGACTGTGGCGCTGCCGGCGGCGGCGCATGCGGCGCTGGCGCGGCGGGAATCGAGCCTGCAGCGCTCAGCGGAACGACCTGCTGCTGCACGCGCGGCTCGTCGCCGAACTTGACGCGATCGAGACCCTCCTGCAGACGAGCCTCATTGGGCGCATAAATGCCGCCCTGCACGCCGCGCGCCAGCGCTTCGATGCGGTCTTTCAACGCCGACCGCAGCAACGCTGCCGTATCGAACTCGACATATTCGTCGGGCTGGCCCTTCAGCATGAACAGCACGCCGAAGGCTTCCTCGACATGGTTGAGACAGAAACCGAGGCCGGAAGCGATCCAGCTCTGCATCAGCAGCTCGGTCGAATTGTAGGTCGCGCCGCCGAGGCCGAGAATCTGCAGCGGAATGCGGAAGGCCAGCGCGATGTGCTCGTTCGAGAGCTTGAGAATTTCGGCCGTCGCGGCATCCTTGCCGCCGACTGACCACGGCTGCACCTTTAGGCCGGCGGTCAGGATCGGCGTGCCGCCCTGATGCAGCTGCTTGGCCTGATCATTCCAGCGGTCGCGCAGCGCCTGCACCTGATCCTTGTCGAGTGTCAGGTCGGTCGAGAGCACGGCGCTCGGTCGCGCCTCGTTCATGTAGAACGCAGCCTGCTGGGCGGCGATGGCGTTGCTGACGCCGATGTCGCCATAGGCCGCGAGGATCGGACTCTCGCCGATGATCGGCACCGGATAACGCTGCCTTGCCGTGTGCAGCTTGATGTGCAGCACGTCGCGCTGCGGCACCACCACAGAGGACTGGCCAAGGCGCGCGCTGATCACGTCGTTGCCATGCAGCTGGTAAAAAATCTCGCCGTTCACCGCGAGGCGCGGAAACGACTGCTCCGGCTTCATCAGATGAATTTCGTCGATCTCGAACCGGTCATTGCGCAGGCACAGCCCGTAGGCGTTGCCGTCGAGATAGAGCGAGCGCACCGTGTTGAGCAGAAAATCGCTGATCGTCTGGTAATCGTTCGGATAGCGCAGGATGCGGGCGAGAGCCGAGTTCATCACCCGGTCTCGCCCGCCCTTTTTGTTGAGCCGCCAATGATCGCCCGGACACATGGCGACGGTTTGCGCATAGGCCGAGACGCAGGCCTCGACCATCGCTGACTGGGTGGACAGGCCGACAGGGTCGTACCCCATCTGCCACCAGTTCAGAAAATCGCCCACGCCAGTTGGGAGCCAGCCACCCGTGATCGGCAGATACCATGGACCGGGATGGTATTCGCCCTCGGCCTTCGTCGTTGGTGTGATCAGCCGAGTAATACGGGACAGCCAGCTCGCCACGTCTCATTCACTCGCCGGACGAGACTGTCGCGTCGCGTAGTTCTGCGGCCTTGAGTGCGACGACTTGTCGGCCTCGATGTGCCTTTCCTCGTGCGGCTTGTTGAACGGATCAGGCCCGCTGCCGTCCTCCTCGTGTTCAAGGATATGGCAGCCAAGCATGGCGAGATCATTCTCTTCCTGCGTCGGCGTCGGCTTGCCCTTGGTGCGCTCGGCGAACTCCGCACGGGACTTCTCCGTCGCCTTCTGCTGCTCGGCATGTACCTTCTTGGCGTTCTCCGAAGCCGCATCGTCTGCTGTTCTGGTCGTCATCGGGATTCCTCCTCGTTGGGGGTTTTGCTCGTGCGCTGCGTTTTAGACAGCGCACGAGTCAACGCGCGTCACCAAGTGACGTTCTGGGTCCACGCAACCGTGCCAGCGCGACGCTGGGTCCAGTTGAGCGGCATCACCATTCGCAATGCCAGCGAGTCGGTCTGGAACAGCGAACGCTGCGGAGCCGCGACCGTGGACGGCGAGGCGACGAGGTCCAGCGGGTTCGTGTCTTCCATGTGCAGCGTCGCCTGATCGCTCATCTCCATTCGCGGAGCCTCACCGCCGACCACAACGAAGTCGGCAGCATCGACGAGGATCATGGTCTTCGCCGCAACCGTCGCACTGTCGATGATCGGGATGCCGTTCAGCGTGCCGGCCTTGATCTCGTCCCGGAACGGGAAGATGCCGGTGTTCGCTGCCGTCAGCATCGAGGCACGGAGCATGTCGGTCTGGTTGACGAGCCAAGCCAGATTGCGGACGTTGCCATACGTCGCCGTCGAGATCGCGGAGATCAGACCGGTGATGTCACCGACCAGACCAGCAATGCCGCCGCCGGCCGTGGGCGGCGTCACACCGACGCCGTTGAGCAGGCCAGCCGGCCTGATCACAGTCGCCGCGTTGGCATCGATCAGGACCGAGTCGATGGCCACGCTGGTGTCGTCTTGGATCGCCTGACGGATCAGTCCCTCGATCGCGGGCACGGAGTGGTCGCCCATCTCCCGCGTCCAAGTCGAGATGACCGCCATCTTCTTCGGCGTGAGCGTCTGCGAGGTGAACGCACCCTGCCGGACGGGGATCGGCATGCCTTCGCCGACGAACGAGCCAGCCAGAGACGGCGTGCGCGAACGGGTCGGGATGACAATGCGGCCGGCGGTGCCGAAGCTCAGTGTCAGCCCCTTCGGCGCGAGGCGAGTCAGAATCGCCTTCGGCATCAGGAGCGGCATGAGGTCGGCATAGGTCGTCTGCGCCAGCTCAGCAGCCCAGCCGGTGACCGTGGTCATGGCTGGCGCGGAGGCCGCGCGCGTGACGATCTCGACGATGGCCTTGGTGCCTTCGTCGTCGCCGTAAATCCGGAGCCGGGTCTCCTCGGGCGACTTGCCCGTGGCCTTGGCGATATACGTCACCGTGGCTCCACGGACGAGGTAGTCGAGAAGATCGAGGTCCTTCTTCTTGTTGAGGATGACCGAAGGCGATGCAACGCGCTCGCGCTCGGTGATCACAGTCGTGGAAAGCGAACGGCTGCGGCCGGAGCCGTTGCCGTTGGCGTTGTCGAGGCTGGTCTTCATCGCTTGCTCGGAATCGAGGAGCGAGGAGCGCAGCTTGTCGAGTCGCCTGATCTCGTCGTTGAGCTTGTTGTTCGTTTCGAGATCAGCATCGCTGACGTTGGAGTTGTCCATCTTTTCGAGATGGGCCTCAAGTTCGTCCCGCTTGGCGACGATCTGCGTCTCCAAATCGGTAATGCGCTGAGCTAGGCCAGACATGGCACTGCCCTTTCTAGTGCGAGATGCAGAGGCGTGCTCGCCAGTGAACCCGCGACGCTTGGTGCCCGTGTTCTTTTTGCCTTGCTCGGCAAACACGAGACCAATTGTTGCGGGGGAAATATTGAGAGACTTCGCGACGGACAGCGCGTTGGGGTTCGCCGGCACGGCGACCAGTGAGGTCTCCACCAGCTCGCTCTTGAGGTAGACGCTGCCGCCGAATCCAAAATCGTCGTCTTCCTTGCGCGACTTCCGCTTCAGCGGCCGGAAGCCGACGCTGACCGCCTTGAGGATTTTGGCATCGATCAGCCGGCGGATTTCGTCGATGCGGTCGCTGGTGCCTGCGGGCGCGAGTTCGAGATCGCCGTGCAGCGCCTTGTTCTCGATGCGGATGTTCTTCCACGAGCCGATCGGAAAATCGGACCGATGGTTGAACAGCGCGATCGGATTTTTCTTGAAGTTCGCCAGCTCCCAGCCGTCCGACATGATGATGTCGTCCATGCGGTCCGGCGTCTCATCAGAGAGTACGAACCCCATGCCGTTGACGTTCTCGGCGTGGGTCTTGTACTTGAGGCCGTTGATCGACTTGTTGTCCCACATCAGCTGGCACTGATCCTCGTCGCCCATCTCGTCGATGCAGTCCGACATGAATTCGTCTTCGTCGTCGTAGTCGTCGGGATCGCACGCCTTCAGGGCCTTGTTGTCCTCGCGCCAGATGTTCAGGCAC